AAGATGGTTAGCAATATCAGCGGCAAGGCTGTTGAGTTAATCCAGACGCGCCTTGATATGCAGACGTTCATCTACATGAGCAACATGGCTAAGGCTGTGCGGCGCTGTGGTGAGATATGGCTGTCAATGGCGAAAGACATCTACGTTGAAGAAAAGCGCAAGATGAAGACTGTTGGCTCTATGGAGGAAGTTGGTTCGATCGAACTGATGAAGCCACAGATCGACGAAGAAACAGGCGAAGTGATTTACGAGAACAACCTGGGCGATGCCTTGTTTGATGTTGCCGTAGACGTTGGCCCATCGTTTAGCAGCCGCCGCGATGCAACAGTGCGTGCGCTTACAGGCATGATGCAAGTTACAACTGACCCAACAACCCAACAGGTTCTACAAGCTATGGCTATCATGAACATGGAAGGTGAAGGCATTGGCGACATCAAGGAATACTTCCGCAAGCAGCTAGTCCAGTTGGGCGTTGTGAAGCCAACGGAAGAAGAACAACAGCAGATGATGGAAGCGCAAGCAAACGTGCAGCAAGACGCACAGACCACTTACTTGCTTGCTGAAGCCGCTAAGTCACAGGCTCAAGCTATCCAAGCACAAGCTAACACTGAATATACATTGGCACGTTCGGAAGAAACGAAGGCCAAGACAGCAGAGACCATCTCAAACATCGACATTGACCAGCGCAAGTCGGCAATTGAGACTGCTGAAAAGATTGGGGAAGCATTGCGACCCAGTACGAATGTGGTTCCACCCTCCACACAATTAGGGTGAGTTAATGGGGTTAAAACATGAAAACGGCAGAATTGGATAATAACGACAATATCGAAACAATCGACATCGACACAGACTTTGACGAGCAATCGGATGATGAGACCAATGCCATCGACGATGATCAAGAAGACGAAGATGACGAAGATGAAGTCGTAATATCTATCGGAGAGGAATCGCCACCTCAAGATGAAGAAGTTCGTGCGCCTGCTTGGGTGCGTGAATTGCGTAAATCAAATCGGGAAAAAGAGCGGAAGATACGCGAACTGGAAGCAAAGCTAAACACAACAGCAACTGAGACCAAGCCAGTTGCACTAGTATCTAAGCCAACGCTTGAAAGTTGCGACTATGATTCCGACGAGTACGAACAAAAGCTAGCTGAATGGTATGAGCATAAACGCGAATACGATGCAGCCGAAGCCAATGTTGCAGCGCAGCGAGATGCTGAGTCTAAAGCATGGCAGGACAAGCTTGATTCCTATGCGAAGGCGAGAGCCTCGTTAAAGGTGCGGGACTATGACGAAGCTGAAGCTACGGCTTTAGATACGTTTGACGTAACGCAACAAGGGATAGTTCTACAAGGCTCTGACAACCCTGCTTTGCTTATCTACGCAATTGGCAAAAGCGCCAAGCGTGCAAAGGAACTTGCAGCAATCACCGACCCCGTGAAGTTTGCCTTTGCGGTAGCAAAACTGGAGACTCAGTTGAAAGTAACTAACCGTAGGGCGACAACCGCACCAGAACGTACAATCACCACAAGCGGTGGGCGTGTGTCTGGTTCCATTGATTCACAACTTGAACGCTTACGCGCTGAAGCCTTGAAGACCGGAGACTTATCAAAGGTCATGGAATACAAGCGTCGTAAGAAATAAACCTAATTTTTCGGAGTTAATATAATGGCTAACGCTTTTTCAAAAGAAGAAATTGTTGCTTTTGAGGACATCCTCGAAGGCTTCAACGATGCTTTGATCCTGTCAAAGAACATCAACGTATACAACACCAATGGCGTAACAATGGAGCGCGCACGCGACACCATGTGGCGTCCACAACCTTACATCGCTCAGTCGTTCGACCGCGTTGTAGGTACTTCGATTGCTAGTGACGTTTCGACGATGACTCAGCTTTCTGTTCCATCGACCCTCGGTTTCAACAAGTGCTCTGCTTGGCAGATGAACGCACTGGAACTGCGTGACGCGTTGCAGGAAAACCGTTTGGGCGATTCGGCAAAGCAAAAGCTTGCTTCGGACATCAACCTTTCCGTTATGGATTTGGCTGCTGCTCAAGGTACGCTGGTTGTTGACGTAGCAACTGCTGCTGGCACTTATGATGACGTTGCACTTTGCGACAGCATCATGAACGAGCAGGGTGTTATGGCTGGCGATCGTTACCTCGCATTGTCGAGCCGCGATTACAACGGCATGGCTGGCAACTTGGCAGTAGCGACTCGTTCGTTCACTGGTAACAAGTCGGCTAACGCATATGAGCGTTCGTTCGTCGGTGAAGTCGCAAGCTTCCAGACCTACAAGCTTGACTATGCAAACCGTTGCGCTGCAAACTCTGCAACTGTCACCATCAACACTACTGGCGCTCAAGCTCAGTATGTTCCACAGGCGACAACGACCAGCACTGGCGGCATCCTAAACGTTGACAACCGTTACCAGACTGTAACTGTTTCATCGTCAACTGGCGTTGTTGCTGGTGACGCGTTCACCATCGACGGCATCGAAGCAGTCCACCACATCACGAAGCGTTCGACTGGCGAACTGAAGACCTTCCGCGTAATTGACGTCCCTGCTGGCGGCACTACGTTGGTAATCAGCCCTCCAATCATCGCAGCGACTGCTCCAGCAACTGATGCTGAACTGCAGTACAAGAACGTTGAATTGGTTGCAGCTTCTTCGGCTGCTCCGCTCAACTTCTTGAACGTTGCTGCTTCGAACATCAACCCATTCTGGCGCAAGGATTCGATCGAACTCCTCCCAGGTCGCTATGCTGTTCCAGATGGCGCTGGCGTTGACGTTCTTCGTGCATCGACAGATCAGGGTATCGAATTGGTCATGACCAAGAAGTTCGATCCACTGACCTTCCAGACGCTTTACACGCTGGACACACTGTATGGTGTGGTCATGACGAACCCAGAAATGGCAGGCATCCTGCTTTTCAACCAAACTTAATAAGACTGGGGAGGGCTTCGGCTCTCCCCTTTCCTTTCCTGCAGGAGAAATTCAGATGCCACTTAAAAAAGGTTACAGCCGTTCAAGCATCGGCAAAAACATTAAGATGGAAGAAAAGTCTGGGCGTCCCAGAAAGCAAGCCATTGCCATTGCGCTCAATGTAGCACGCGATGCAGCAATGAAAGCAGGAAAGCCATCAAAGGCTCCTAAGCGGAAGGCAAAGAAATGAAGATGGGCCTGTACGCAAATATCAATGCGAAGCGTAAGCGCATCAAGGCGCAGAAGGCTGCTGGCAAGACACCAGAGCGCATGAAGAAGCCTGGTAGCAAGGGAGCGCCGACAAAGGCTGACTTCATCGCATCAGCAAAGACTGCAAAGCCAATGAAGGGCAAAAAGAAATGACTGACTTCCCAACCATTCTTTATCGCGTTCCTGGGCCATTTAAGAAGCCTCGTGGTGGCACATATGCTACTCGCCCCGCTGCGGATAAAGAAGCTTTCGACGCATTGATCGCTAAAGGCTGGTCTGCGTCTTATGAAGAAGCCGCAAGCAAGTTAGACAAAAAGCCAAATGCTAAGGCTGTTGAGATTGATGAAGTCTCCGGCCCAACCCGTGAGGAACTGGAAATTAAGGCGAAAGAATTAGGGGTATCGTTTAATGCGCGAACTTCTGATATAACGCTGTCAGAACGTATAACGTCAGCATTGGAAGTCTGAAATGGGATATACAAAGCGCCAATTCGTAACGTCAGCCTTTGAAGAAATAGGCTTGGCAGATTACGTCTTTGACCTTCAGCCTGAACAGCTAGAGGCTGCTTTGCGGCGCTTAGATTCCATGATTGCTGAATGGAACGCAATGGGCATCCGCCTTGGCTACGCAATGCCAAGCAGCCCACAAGACAGCGATCTAGACGAACAAACCAATGTGCCTGACAGCGCATGGGAAGCCATCATTACCAACCTCGCCATTCGTATTGCCCCAGGGTACGGCAAGGCCGTAGCTCCTGACACCAAGGTATCAGCTAAGGGCGCTTTCAATGTCTTGCTGCAACGCGCAACCTATCCGCTAGAACAGCAGTTGCCTTCAACAATGCCAATCGGTCAGGGCAACAAGCCTTGGCGTTGGGATAACCCTTACGTCAATCGCCCTTATGACCCTGTAAATGCTGGGCCTGATGGCCCTCTTGAATGGAGTTAATCAATGCCTACTATCAATCAGCTTCCGCTTATCACGCAGCTTTCAATGGGCGACAACCTCGTCCTTTATGTTCCAAATCAAGGCGACTCGCGTCGTGCCTCGATCACAACATTCACTCAGTTTATTGAGAAAAACTTTGACGCTGTTGTTTGTACTTCGGTTCAGACAATCCCTGTGCGCTTTGACCAGTTGCCGAATGCTGTTGGCAATGCTGGTGCGCGTGCATTCATCACGAACTGCAACACGACAACTTTCAACGCTGCCGCTGCTGGTGGTGGATCGAACCAAATCCCCGTATTCAGCGACGGCATTATCTGGCGTGTTGGATAAGTTAAACTTAGTTAATGGAGAATTGAAATGAAAATGGGCGGCGGAAAGATGAGCTACGGCTCAAAGGGTATGTCAATGTCGAAGAAGGCTCCAGCTAAGGCTGGTAAGTCAATGATGATGACCAAAGCAAAGAAGAAAAAGAAGTAAGATAGCAAAGGCGCTCACATGAAAAAGGATTCTCGCCTTACTCGTGTGGGCGTTGCTGGCTATAACAAGCCAAAGCGCACACCATCGCATCCGAAGAAGTCGCACGTTGTTGTCGCCAAGGTGGGTGATAAAATCAAGACTATTCGATTTGGAGAGCAAGGCGCTAAGACCGCTGGATCGCCAAAGCAGGATGAGTCTGAAGCGATGAAGAAAAAGCGTGCAAGCTTTAAGGCTCGTCACGCAAAGAACATAGCCAAGGGCAAGATGTCTGCGGCATATTGGGCTGACAAGACTAAGTGGTGACAGATAGCGCAATTTACGCTAAGGAAATTAAAGGAGTTTATTTATGGCTGATATTGAAACCTTTGCCCCAGCTTATGGCCGTGGCTTTTCTGTTACCCCAGGCTCAACGACTGCAAGCACTGAGATTGGCGTCAACACGCTTACGCTTTGCATCACCAGCCGTAACTCGGTTGAATGCTTTGTCCGCGTCGGCACTGGCACGGTTGCAGCAACTACCGCTGACTATCTGGTTCCGCCTAATGGTCAGGTAACAATCTCGAAGAACCGCGACTATGATAAGATTGCGTACATTGCCCCTGCTGGCGGTGGTTCGCTTCACATCATTCCAGGCGAGGGCTTCTAATGTTCCTGCTGACGCGCCTTCGCAGTCGCTTGCGTTATTTCAACACAGGCGGTGGCCCCGTTCTTGGCGCACTTCTTCAGGAAAATGGTGACTTCCTGCTTCTTGAAGATGGTGGCTACATTCTGCTTTAATAGAGTATATTCATGACGCAGATTCCAATCATTAATGGCATCTACACAGACAACGGGCCAGACTTTAGAACGTCTTATCCGGTGAACCTTGTGCCTGTGCCAAAAGCGACGGGAATCAATAATGGTTATCTGCGACCCGCTGAAGGCATTGTCGGCAACGGCACTGGCCCTGGCATTGATCGCGGCGGCATAAACTACAACGGCGTTTGCTACCGCGTCATGGGTTCTAAATTCGTTTCGGTTGCCAGCAATGGCGCTGTGACGATCTTGGGCGATGTCGGCAATGATGGCGATTACGTCACGTTGGACTACAGCTTTGAATATATCGGCATCGCGTCGAACAACAATCTATTCCTGTGGGATATCAACACGGGCGTTCTTGCTCAGAACACAGACCCTGACCTTGGCGTTGTTCTCGATACAGTGTGGGTTGATGGTTACTGGATGACTACTGATGGCGAGTTTCTCGTTGTTACCGACCTAAGCAATCCGTTTGCAGTGAACCCGCTTAAATATGGTTCGTCGGAAGTTGACCCTGACCCAGTGGTTGCCCTGCTGAAGCTACGCAATGAAGTCTATGCGCTCAACCGTCACACGATTGAAGTCTTTGACAACGTAGGCGGTGACCTATTCCCGTTCCAGCGCATCGAAGGCGCACAGATTGAAAAGGGCGTGGTCGGCACTCATGCTTGCTGCGTATTCCTTGAGAACATCGCATTCCTTGGTAGTGGCTTTAACGAAGCGCCTGGAATTTATCTTGGCGCAAACGCAAACGCCAATAAGGTCAGCACGCAAGAGATTGACGAACTGCTGGCGACATTTACTGAGGCGCAGCTATCGGGCGTAAAGCTAGAGGCAAGGAACGATCGAGCGCATCAGCATCTATATATCCACCTTCCAGATCGCACGATTGTATTCGACGCAGCGGCATCGCAGGAATTGGGCCAACCTGTTTGGTTCGAACTGACGAGCAGCCTTGTGGACTATGCCCCATATCGCGCTAGAAACTTCGTGTGGTGCTATGACAAGTGGTTGCTAGGCGACCCTACCAGCAATGCCATTGGGTATCTGGTAAAGGATATATCGACGCACTGGGGGCAAAAGGTGCGCTGGGAATTTGGCACGACCATTCTGTACAATGATGGGCGCGGCGCGATATTGCAGAACCTTGAACTGGTTTCGCTGACAGGCGCGGTTGCGTATGGCTTAGACCCAACGATAAACACCAGCTACTCGATCGACGGGCAGAACTGGAGCCAGCAGAAATTTATCAAGGCGGGTAAGACAGGGCAGCGTGCAAAGCGTCTTGTATGGTTCCACCAAGGCTGGATGCGTAACTGGCGCGTTCAACGCTTCCAAGGCACATCAGACGCTCATATGTCGTTTGCTAGGCTAGAGGCACAAATAGAGCCATTGGCTTACTGATATGGTTCAGAGGCTCAACCTTACCCGCGATCAGCTTGCATCGTTTCTGCAAGACCATGAACAGATTAAGCAGTTTGAACGGCTGTTTCAAGTGGTCAGCGATGAGGTGGCTCCCTTTAGCGTTACGGAAGCTACCATCTTAGCTGGCGACGCAGTGGCATCCGCAAATCAAGCATTAGCTTCTGTTGAGGTAATGAAGTCTGTACTGGAGTATCTTGACCGAGCGCCAGCAGCGGCATCGCAAGAACAGGTCGCAGCACTGCAAGAGCAAATCACGGCACTTCAGCAGATGCCACCACCTAAGCAGCATCGCACACCGCGCTACGGTTCGTTTTACGATACGACAACGCAGACAGCAGCCGTTATCAACACGGCGTATCCAATGACCTTCAACACAACAGATTTATCATTTGGTGTGACCAG